GAATATAGAGAGGTGGTCTGATGACTAATGATATCTCCAAAATGTCTGACGCAGAGTTTGCTGATTATTTAGACAAGTGTGCGGCGAACCTTGACGCGAAAGTAGATCTGGAAGCCCAGAAATATGTAGAAGCCAGTAAGCGTATTCTTCAGCTAATAGATGATAACAAAAAACTGGCTCGACTATCTCAGCCTGTCTTTCAAGTGGGGCTAACGAGATGAAAGCAGCTTACATAGAGCCTAAAAAGTATAAGAGTGGTTGGAAGTTGTTAGTCAGACCTTCAAAAGGTATGAAAGAAGCTTTTCCAGAAATAAAAACACTAATTAAGGATAATAAGTCAGATGCTGACGCACTGGCAGCTAGATGGCAGAGCATGTTGGATACACATACCCATCAGGTAGAATACTCACCTGTTTACGCCCCTCAGAATAGTGTCCATACACTTATATCGGCTTGGAAAAACAGCATGGCTTTCAAAGATAATACTGAAAGCACTAAGCGTAACTATAGACAGATCATTAACAGGCTTTTGGAATGGGATTTCGGGGATGGCAAGCCATTCGCTGAAGTATGCGTATCTGATGTAGATTATGAATATGCTGAGAAGATATTTCAGTTAGTTGAAGATAAGATTACGACTAATAATGCCAGAGTTACTATTATAAGGCTTCGCTCTGCTTGGAATCATGGCAAGCGTCTTAACCTAGCCAATAATAATCCATTTTCTGATCTGACGCTCCCCCAAGGCCATGTGCGTCGAGTGATGTGGACTCCAGAGCAAGTAAAAGAAATGGTAGAGTACTGTGACGCTCACGGCAAAGTATCGATGGGTACTGTAATAACCATTTGCTATGAATGGATGCAGCGTCCGGTTGATGTTAGATCTTTGAAGTGGGCTGATATAAAGCCAGATGGAGTAGGGGAGTTCGCTCAACAAAAGACAGGCGCGGAGATGCGTATACCTCTCACTGTAGGCATTCAAAAACGTCTTGAGCTACACAATAAGCATAACTCTGATGATTTCATTATTAGAGAAGACCATACGCTCAAGCCTTACACCGCTGATAGATTAACTAAAATATTTAGTGATCTTAGAAAGGCTTCAGGAATACTTCCGAAAGTTCGAGATAAGGGTAAACGCAATCCTGATGAATCTTATGTATATACAGACGTTAGATTAGCTGATCTGAGGCGCTCTGGAGTCACACACGGCTCAGAGTGCGGCTGTACCCATGATGAACTAATGGCAATATCAGGCCACAAGAACATCAACTCTCTATTAGTTTACTCAGTGATAACTGAAACTAATGCTCACAATGCTTTAGCTAAACGCGGTTTAGATACTGTGGGATTTAAGAAGCTGGGTAGGCAGATGAAGACGTATAGATCTGAATCGCAAGACATAAAACATCTCCAGAAAATAATTGCAGATCAGGCAAGAGTAATTAATCAATTAACAGGAACTCCCAAGAATGAATTATGATAAATTATCTATTTTAAATATTTGTCACTACGACAAGTACAAAGTTTTTAATGTAACCGATCACAGAAGTAATACTCTTTTTAGGGTATCTGGCGTAGGTGAAGAACTCCCTTATGAAGCCCTTCGACGCATGAATGTCGGTCAGAAAGCTATGTTTGGTAAAGAACGTCTTAGATACGAAAGAATAGTATAATGTGTAAGATTGAAGTAAAATTGTTAGATAGCATGGGTTCAGATCTATCTGTGGTCAATGCAGCCAGAGTAAGCTTTGGAAAGAAGCGAGATGCTCTAGGTTTTTATTCTCATGGAACGACTACGGCAGATGCCAATATTCCTATTATCCACGACACAGATAAAAAGCTCATAAAGTATTTAGCCAAGCATAAGCATACATCTCCCTTTGGACATTGCTTTGCCAGTTTTCATATTAAGTGTCCGATCTTTGTTAGTAGGCAGCTAGTCAAACACAAGTATCTCAGGATCAATGAAATCAGCCGTAGGTATGTTAAGACAGAACCAGATATCTTTTACCCAGATTGGTGGAGAGAACAGACAGAAGATAAAAAACAAGGTTCTGGAGAAAGGCTAGGGGATGATGAAGCCAATGTTGTGTTATCAAATATCATGGCTCACTCTGCTAAGTCAGTCATGCTCTACAATAAGTTTCTCTCCAGAGGTCTTTGCGAAGAGCAAGCCAGAATGGTTCTGCCTCTGAACATGATGACTGAGTTTTGGTGGAGTGGAAGCTTAGATGCTTTTGCAAACATGTGTGTACTGCGTTGTGCAGAGGACTCTCAGCAAGAAACTCGAACAGTTGCTAGTTCTATCAGCCATGAGATGGGGAAGTTATATCCTGAGTCGTGGGCTGCGCTAATGAAAACCGAATGATTCTGATTGTAAATTAGTGGAAAATTAGTGGAAAGGTATTTTCCTACAAATCCTTCCACTAATTTGCAGCCAAAATGCCAATTCATCCAATGATATCAGATATTTGGCTCCGGCGGTAGGGATCGAACCTACGACCAATTGATTAACCGTTTTACTATATAAAACAATGACTTAGGAATCCAGAGTGTTATAAACTGTTAACTTGAAATACTTTTAAGTTCTACTAACTAATTGTTAGGCAAAACATTGACAGATTGTTAAATTAGTGTATCCTTCGGATGTTGCCGCGAGGTAACATACCCTAACCCACTACTAGGAATGAGAATGACTTACTCAGAACAACTCTACATAATTAAGAATATACCTCTAATGGATGGTGAACGCAAAGTGATTACCTGTCCGTTCTGTTATGTTCCCAAGAAATTATCTATCTCTAAAATAGATGGTACTATAATGTGGAACTGCTTCAGAGCCAGTTGCAATGGCAAAGGTATATATACTAAAGAGAGAAATATTAATTATGTTAAAAACAAACTATCCAATAAAAAGCTAGAAGATAAACCTGTTGGAAGAGTTCTCCCAGAAATAACTACAAAGGTAGAGAACTGCCCAGAAGCAATTGAATATCTGGAAACAGTGAATAGCTTAGAAGCTTATCAAAATAAACTTATTAAAATTAGATATGCTCCCTCAGAGAACAGGGTACTGTTTTATTCAGATTCTGGGGCAGTAGGAAGGCTTCTGAGTGGGCTAGGGGCTAAATGGCTAACTTATGGAGTAATTGATTCTGGGATTACTGTAGGAACAGGTAACACTGTGGTAATGGTAGAAGACGTTGCTTCAGCTTGTTCAGTGTCTAGAATTACGAATCATGTTGGTTTAGCTTTGCTAGGAACAAAAATATCACAAAACATTGCAAAAACACTTACTAAGTACAATAACTCATATTTAATACTTGACAGGGATGCTAACCTGACTGCATTAAAAGAAAGTAGGCGGCATGGACTCAACATTCATGTACGTTTTAGTAAAAGAGATTTAAAGATGATAACAACAGATCAAATAATAAAGGTTATTAATCGATGAAATGGTATGACAAGCACAGAGCAGGTGGATTTAACGAGTATACGTTTGCTTATTTAGCTAATAGTATTTCTTTGAAAATTCCCATTCTAGAAATGCTAAAAAGAATTGGAAATCCACAGTCCGATTGGACAAATTCTGTGTGGGGAAGCCCTTCTGTGGCGTTAGCTCCACCCAGAAGTAACGATCATGGATTAGCTTTAAATATAGACACATACCTTGACTATGTGGATAAACAAATAATTCGTCGAAGATGATAGTACCGACGTAAAACTATAGGAATATCAAATGCAATTAAGAGCAATAATGTTAGTAGATCTAGACTTACCTGATTTTACAGCCGCAGCGAAGCTAGAACAAAGATTAAACGGCATATTAGAAGATATAAAAGATACAAATAAAGGTGTCACATATACTGCCTTAGACATTAAAGAACGTCGGGGAAATCAAAAACCCGATATTAAAAATATGGCGTTCAGGCAAAATAAACCAGTTAACTAGATAACTACCAATTAATTTAAACTGCCTCAATTTCGATTGGGGCTTTTTTTTTGTTCTTTTGTGTGGTATGAAAAACAATAGCTAAAAAATAGCAAATGTTTAAAACCAACTAAAGGACTGACTACTTGGAGCAATCTTTATTAAAAAACTGTTTAAGCAACGAATTCTTTGAGAGCAATAGAACAAAGCTTAGACCTGAATTATTTTCTGATATACTAGCTGAAATATATGGCTGCATCGCTCAGATGCACGATAAATTTAAAAAAGACATTACTAGTGCAGATTTATTTTCTTATTGGAAATCTAATCATCCTACTTGGACAGAAGCTCAATCGGAGCAAGTTCAGGAACAAATCAACCATATCACCTTTGCCCCTGACATAGATGGCGATATCAGCGCCTCTGTAATCAATAGCTTGTGGCAGCAAGAGATCGGTAACGATGTAGCTAAACTGGGAGTTCAGATGAATGAGGGTGATACCAGTGCAATGGATAAGCTCACCCAGCTTCTGGAGAGGGTATCTAAGGGTTACCTTCCAGATGATATCTTTGGTGATGCTGTCACTGACGATATCTATGAACTACTAGCCACAACCTCAGATGAAAACCGCTTTAAGTTCAATATCGAAACTTTGTCTAGAGAAGTCTACGGCATTGGTAGAGGAGAGTTCATGGTTGTTGCTGCTTACTCTAATGTAGGTAAAACAGCCTTTGCTGTTAGCTTATGTGCTGGACTAGGCGGCTTCTGCCAACAAGGAGCTAAAGTTGGTTATGTTGCTAACGAAGAATTTGGACGCAGAGTAAAGCTTAGAGCGATCCAGTGTTATACTGGTATGACCGAAGATGAAGTTAGATTTAAACCATCTGATGCGATAGCAAAGTTCTCTGGCATTAAAGACCGAATGATATTCAGGGATGCCCAAGGTTGGGATATTCATGTTCTTGACGCCTACATAGCTAAAGAGAAGTTCGATGTAGTTGTTTGTGATATGGCTGACAAAGTTGAGTTAACGGACAAGTTTAATTCAGGACATGAACGTCTTAGAGCTTTGTACTACCGACTAAGAGAGCTTGCTAAGAAGCATAACTGTGCCGTTATAGCTATGTCTCAAGCTAGTGCCGAAGCTGAAGGACGCACAGTACTCAGCATGTCCATGCTTGAAGGAAGTCGTGTCGGAAAGCAGTCAGAGAGCGATTTATTGGTGGGGCTAGGAAAAAGGGTAGACCCAGAGAACCCTGATGATCCTACTCGCTGGATTACCATAATGAAAAATAAGATCAGCGGAAGGCATACAACTATTCAGTGCAACCTTGAAGTGGGGCTGAACCGATATGTGGTATGATATTATAATAATAGTTCTGTGCCTTGCCATCCTTTGGACAGTTTGGAGGGATGGAGATGGAAACTAGAGAAGAGATACAAAAGCAAACAGAAGAAACTTACATAGCTTTCATAAAATGGTGCAAGCTGACACTCTTGTGGATTGTACTTAGTTTCTTTGTACTGACCATGTGCAACTTCGGAGTCGAAGATGGCAAGGACGCTACCGGATCTGGTTATAATGGAGAAGTTTACGCGCCGAAAGGATTGTCTGATGGATGATACCTTACCACCATTCCTAGAACTGGTTCTTAAAGAGCTTGGCGTACTAAAACCAGTTGATCACAGTATGCCTACTATAAAAAGGGAATACAAATTCAGAACTCCTGTTTTTGACGCGAAGGGAGAACCTGACTTTTGAAGATCCTAATCGGGGATTTAGAGACTACCGTTGACTTTCGAGAGGACGGTAGAATCGATGGTTCACCCAAGAACCCCTCTAATAAATGTGTGATGGCTCAGTATGGCTGGCTAGGCGAAGAGACAGTAGATGAAGTTCATATCGATACTTGGTATCACGATGAGTGTGATCAGCCTGATAGTACTGAAAGGTTTAAAGCTCATTTATCTGAAGCTGACGTACTAGTATTTCACAATGCAAAGTTTGATTGCGAGTGGCTAATGGAAATGGGCTTTGAGCTACCGCCTAAAATCTATTGTACTCTGATTGGTGAATACGTTTTATCGAAAGGCAGAAGGCGAGAGATGAGTCTAAAGCATACAGCCCAGCGCAGAAAGACTAAAAGCTTTAAAAAATCTGATTTAGTAGATGATTTATTCAAAAAAGGTGTTGGCTTTGAATCCATGCCCCTGGACGATGTAATAGAATATGGAATTGCAGACGTTAAGACATGTGGGGAGATCTATTTAGCTCAACAAAAAGATTTTGCTAAAGAAGATAACGCCTCACTGTTAAAAGTTTTAGATTTTATGAACGAAATGCTTCTGTTTCTTTGTGAAATTGAGATGAATGGAGTAAAAATTGATCAAAAAGCCTTGGAAGAGGTGAAACAGCAGTTTTTAGCCGAAAAGAATGAGCTTACAGAGCGCCTCACAGAGATAGTTGAACAAGTAATGGGCGATACTCCGATAAATCTACAGTCTGGAGCGCACATGACCAAAGTGGTCTACAGCCGCCAAGTAAAAAATAGAGATGATCATATTAGAACATTCAATATTGGTACTAATGAGGCTGGGAAGAGCCTTAGACCACCTAGAATGACTGCCAAACAGTTTTCTGAGGCTGTAAGAGCAACTACTACAATCGTTGAGAAAACTCATGCGGTATGCTGCCCTGACTGTAATGGTGTTGGTTCTATCCAAAAGTTCAAAACTAAGACTAAGATCAAGTTGGGTAAGAAATATCGTGTTCAGGGAGATCCTTACAAAAATAGAACAAAATGTAAGACTTGTGATGGGGCAGGGGCTTTGTATCAGCCAACTGGGGAAACCGCTGGCCTGATGATGGTTCCTAAGTC